GCATATACAGAAGTTACATCAAGGTTAACAAGTTTAGAAACTTCTAGAGAATTGTTTCAAGCTGATCTATTAAAGAAGTCAGAACAACTTCCTACAGATCAAGAACAATATATGCTAATAGAGGATTTATATAAAACTACAGAAAAATTAGAAATAACTCAAGAACAAAACATGACTAACAAAGTTAATATAGAATTTTTAAAAGCTCAACTAGAAAAAGCATTAGCTGATGTAGAGGATTTGAAAGATAAAGTTAGAGCAAATGGTAATGGAGCTCATTGATGACAGAGTTAATTATAGCACTACTTATGATTGTGAATGGAGAGATTAAAGAACATAGAATTCAAACATCTATGTCTGAATGCCTTAAAGGCAAAAGAGTTGCAATGAGAACAAACAAGAATAATAACATTGAATACCAGTGTATTAAGTCAATGGCAGAACTTGAGAAAAATATTGATGGATCTTTATCAATTAAAAAACTAATATTAGAATAAAAGACTTTCATTATCAATATTTTTGTTTTATATCTCTAAATAGGAAAGTATGGTATGAACCAGGAGGTATTATGTTATGTTAAAAACTATGAAAAAAAAAGTAAAAAAGAAACAAGGCTATAATGCAAGAAAAGATGAATCAATGGGTATGAAAAGTGGTAAAGAATCATCTAAAAAAATGTCTATGGCTTCAAGAAGAAAAGTAGCTAAAGCTACACGTAAACCAAAAGGCACTTACGGTTTTAAAAAATAGTAAGTGATTAACAGAGAAGGATTTGGTAAACTTATGAAAAAAGGTTATCACAAAACTAAAAGTGGCCGAGTTGCTAAAAAAGGTTTGTATTATAATATGAACAAAAGAAAAAAAGCAGGCACAAGTAGACCTGGTAAAGGTACTGTTTCTGCTAAAGCTTTAAAAGCATCCGCTAAAACTGCAAAAAGTTAAATAATGGAAGTTGAATTAGATAAAAAAAAATTACAATTCACTAATGATGAAGGTGAAAAAGTTAATGTTGATGTAGATCAAGATCAAACTGAAAAAGATGAAGAAGTCTTTGAAAGTAATCATTATTCTAATTTAGCAGAAGAATTAGACGAAACAGAAGTTGGTCTTTTAGGTAAAGAATTAACTAGAGCTTATGAAGATGATAAAAGTTCTAGAAAAAACTGGGAAGACCAATATTCTAAAGGTTTAAGAATGTTAGGAGTAATTGTCGAAGATAGACAGGATCCATTCCCGGGAGCTTCTGGTGTTCATCACCCATTACTTGCTGAAGCAGCAACACAGTTTCAAGCAAGAGCTATTGCAGAAATGTTTCCACCAGGTGGCCCTGTTAAAACTCAAATTATTGGAAAAGTTACTGATAAAAAATTAGAACAAGCTCAAAGAGTTCAAGACTTTATGAACTTTCAAGTTACTCAAGAAATTCCTGATTACTTTAATGAACTAGATCAAATGTTATTTTATTTAGCTCTTGCAGGAAGTGCATTTAAAAAAGTTTATTTTGATAATACATTAGATAGGATTTGTTCTAAATTTGTACCAGCAGAAGATTTTGTAATTTCTATGGAAAATACAGATTTAGAAACTGCTGAAAGATATACACAAATAATGAAACTAACAAGAAATGATATTAGAAAATATCAAATATCAGGTGTCTACAGAGATATACCTTTAACTAAATCAGAAGCTGGCGGATCAGGAAGTAATAACGATGGAGATATGGTTGAACAAACTATACAAAGATTAGAAGGAATGTCTCCTAGTATGGCAGATAAAATTCATACTGTATTAGAAGTTCATACTAATTTAGATTTAGGTGAAGATAAAAATGAATTAGCTTTACCTTATATTGTTACAATAGATTATGAATCACAACAAGTTTTATCTATTAGAAGAAATTGGAAAGAAGAAGATACATTAAGAAGAAAAAGAACTTACTTTATACACTATAAATATCTTCCTGGCTTAGGCTTCTATGGCTTTGGCCTTATTCAAATGATCGGCGGACTACAACACGCAAGTACTGGTGCTCTTAGAGCACTACTTGATTCTGCTGCCTTTGCCAACCTCAATGGAGGCTTTAGAGCTAAAGGAGCAAGAATAGAAGGTGGAGACATTACGGTCTCTCCTGGTGAGTGGGTTGAAGTTGAAGCATATGGTGATGATCTTAGAAAAAGTTTTATCCCTCTTCCTTTTAAGGAACCTTCACCGACATTACTTCAATTACTTGGAGTGCTTACTGAGTCAGGGAGACGTTTTGCTTCTATTGCAGATGCAATGATTGGTGATTCAGCTGGATCAGGTCCTGTTGGAACAACTGTTGCTTTAATAGAACAAGGATCAAAAGTATTTTCTGCTATTCATAAAAGAATACACCAAGCTCAAGGTAGAGAATTTAAATTAATCTATGAATTAAATGGAGAATATTTAGATGATGAATATTCATTTGAAGTAATAGGTGGAAGTCAAAAAATTAGAAGAAAAGATTTTACAAAAGCTATTAGTGTAGTTCCTGTATCTGATCCTAATATATTCTCTCAAGCTCAAAGAATAGCTTTAGCTCAAACTGGTTTACAATTAGCACAAGCTTCTCCTGATATAATAGATGTTAAAGAAGCTACAAGAAGATTTTTACAAGCTCTTAATATACCAGATTATATGGATTTAATGATTGAAGATGAAGATACGCCTAGACGTGATCCAGTATCAGAGAATATGGCTGTGCTTAATAGTAAACCTATTCAAGTATTTGAAGATCAAGATCATCAAGCTCATATGCAAGTTCACGCTCAGTTTATGAATGATCCTAGATTTGGTGGAAATCCTGAAGCTAAAGAAAGATTATATCCACAAATGTTAGCTCATATGGGTCAACACATGGCTTTCTTATATCAACAACAAATGCAAGCATCTGTTCCTGAAGGTAACCCTGTTTCTTCTGGAGATTTTAATAGAGAATTAAATGATGAGCCATCACAAGAGATAAGTATAGAAGAAGAAAATAGAATAGCAGCTGCAGCAGCACAAGCTGCACAACAATTAATAGGATCTATGCCACTTTCTCCTGAACAAGAAAAAGAATCAAGAGAAGCTCAAAAAGATCAAGCTCAATTACAGTTAAAAGCAGAAGAATTAAATATTAGAAAAGCTAGATTTATGGAAGGTGTTAAACAAAGTGAAAAACAAAATGCTAGAAAAGATACTGAGACAAAAGCTAAAGTAGTAGAGATTGCAAGTAAAGTTGCAAAGGAAGATAATAAGAGAGATTAATGAGAGATCATAAATTATTAACTAGCTTTTCAAAAAATCAACAAAAAAAAAATAAAGAAATGGAATTATTTAAAAATCTTAAAAAAGAAGTTGAAACTGGAGCTAATGGAACTCAATCTTATATAATAAAAAAAGGTATTAATAAAAATAAACTAGCAACGAAAGATATTAATGGCGGTTAAACCTGAAGAAGTAAGACAAGCTAAAAAGTTTTTAGAAAATAAAAAAATTTCTATTAAAAAAGTTAAACCTCATCTATTTGCAATTGCTTCAAATAGTTTAAGAAAAAATTTTAATGAAACATTAGATTTCTTTAAGAAAGGAACAAGTGGAACGACTGATTCAAGCGATTAAGAAAAATATTAAAGATCATAAACAAGAATTATCACAAAATTTATTAAGTAAAGGTGTAGAAAATATATCTGAATTCAAACGTGTCTACGGATACGGACAAGGTTTAGATAAAGCTTTTCAAATAATAAATGAAACAATCGAAAAATATAAAAAAGGAGATATAGAAGATGAATAGTAATGAAGCATGGGCAACGGATAATGATATACCTACACCTGAAAAAATACCACAACCAGTAGGATATAGAATATTACTTAGACCTAGAGGAGCGGTAGTAAAAACTAAAGGTGGAATAATTTTATCAGATTCTTCACAAGATAATCAAGCTTACTTAAATAGTGTAGGACAAGTNATTGCTATGGGACCAGAATGTTATAGCGATAGAAAAAGTCCTTGGTGTAAAGTAGGAGATTGGGTTATTTTTGGTAGATATGCAGGAGCAAGAGTTTCTGTACAAAAAGTAAAAATGGTGCTATTAAATGATGATGAGATTATTGCAACTTTGGAAAATCCAGAGGTAGTAACTCAACAACTGTAACATACATTAACGAAAGTTAATGCCAACATAGGAGAAACTATGATAGACGAAAAAGAAAATAAGAATGAAGAATTAGAAGTTAATCTTGAAGAAGTTGAAACGGAGAAAGAGGTCAATGTACCTTTAAATCCATTAGAAAACCTTCAACAACAACAAGAAGAATCTTCTGAACAACCTTCTAAAGATGAAGATAAATCTTTTGAGAATGAAAGACAGATTAAACTTGAAAAAGCACCAGCTTATTCAGATGATATGCCTTATTCTGTTAAAGTTCGTAAAAGAATCCAAAAAGAAGTAGCCAAAAGAGCAGAAGCAGAACAAAGAAGTGTTGAACTAGAAGAAAAACTAGCAGCAATGGAAAAAAGAACTTATGATATAGCTAATAAATCGTTAGGTAATCAGCTTTCTAGTGTTTCTAATCAACTTAAATCAGCAATTGAAGAAGGTAATACTGACGAACAAGTAAAATTGTATGAAAGTATGGCAGAAATTCGTAGTCAAATGACTAAAACAGAAGATTATGCTGCAAGAGTACCTCAAAAAACTGAAAAGTCTGAAAAAAAAGCTCCACCTTTGGCAACAGAGTGGGTTAAAGAAAATTCAAAATGGTTTAATAAGCCTGGTTATAGAAAAGAAACAGCTATGGCTTATGGAATTGATGCTGAATTAACAGAAGAAGGTTGGGATGTGCACGATCCTGGATATTATGATGAGATGACTAAAAGACTTAAAGCAAGTGGTCTTTCTTATTTTAATAAATCAGAAGAAAACACTTCCAAAGCTGAAGAAAATGTTGTACAAAAAAACAATAGAGTGCAATCTCCTGTTGCTGGAGTTTCTCGTAAAAAAGGAACAACTGGTAATAGAGTTAAACTAACCTCTGACGATTTATCAACTGCTAAAACTTTTGGTATAGACATCAGTGATGAAGTGGCACTAAAACGATTTGCTAAAGAAGTAAAAAGCTTTAGCGACACAGGACAATAGAAAGGAGCCTGACATTATGAACAAAGATAATAAAATAAAAAATGAAACTAGAGTAGAAAAATCTACACTAGCTTCAAAATGGCGACCGAGTAACTTATTAGAAGCGCCTGAACCAAGACCTGGTTATGCTCAACGTTGGGTAGCAACTATGGTATTAGGACAGGAAACGCCTACGAATGTAGCTAAACGGTTGAGAGAAGGTTGGCAACCAAGAGACATTAAAAGTGTCAAAGATGGTCAACATTTTCCAACGATAGAACATGGCAAATTCGCTGGGCATATTGGAATAGAAGGAATGGTACTTTGTGAAATGCCTGAAGAAATGGTTAATCAAAGAAATGATTACTATGCTCAAATGACTAACAATTTAATGCAGTCAGTTGAACAGGACATGAACAGAGCTGAAACACCAGGCCAACCTATCCAAAGGTCTTTTAAATCTAGAGTTAGTTCGGACGGCAATTAACAACTAACAAAGGTAAATAAAAATGGCAAATGTAAATGCACCAAATGGTTTCGTACCATTAAGACATTTAACAGGCGGTGTTATTAGAGCCAATGAGTATGCAATTGCAAATAGCTATGCAGCTAATCTTGCAAGTGGAGACCTCGTTACTTTGGCGGCCGATGGAACAGTTATAAGAGGCACGGCGGGCGGTACAGCTCTCGGTGTTTTTTATGGCGTTGAATACATTGACAATGACACTGGTGATGTTAGATTCAGAAAAGTTTGGAACAATGCACAAACAGCAAAGGCTAACACGCCTATTAAAGCTTATGTGTACGATGATCCAAATATCACTTACGCAGTCCAAGTCAACGGAACTTTTGCTTCTACAGCAGTAGGAGCTTTAGCTAACGTAACAATTGGAACGTATAATTCAATCTATGGACATTCAACTGATGAACTGGATTACGCAACTTTAGCAACTACTGCTAAAGTTTTAAGAATCCTAAGATTAATTGATACTCCAAATAATGCAGTAGGCGCTGACGCTGATGTAGAAGTAGTAATAAATCTATCTCTATATGGTACTCAGAACGCTGGTGTATAACCTTAACAATAGGAGTTAAAAAATGGCTTTAAACAGAGCACTTTTTACCAAACAGCTCAATCTAGGTTTAAACACCGTGTTTGGTATGGAATATGATAGATATCCTGAACAATGGAGATCACTATATTCTACAGAGCAATCAATGAAAGCATTCGAAGAAGATGTACAAATGATCGGATTCGGTGCTGCACCAACTAAAGCTGAAGGTGCCATGATCAGTTATGATTCTGGCAGAGAAGGCTTTGTCTCAAGATATGTACATGAAACTGTCGCTTTAGCTTTTGCGATTACAGAAGAAGCTGAAGAAGATGGCTTGTATGGTTCTCTTGGCGCTAAATACGCAAGAGCACTTGCAAGATCAATGCAACATACTAAAGAGATCAAAGGTGCAAACATCTTTAATAATGCAACTACTACATCAGTAGGTGGTGACGGCCAAGCTTTAATGAATGGCTCACACCCTCTAGGTGGTGGCGGTACTGCTTCTAACATTCTAGCAACACCTGCGGATTTATCTGAAACGTCTTTAGAGACACTTTTAGTTCAAATTTCGCAAGCTGTAGATGACAGAAGTATACCAATTGCATTATCTGGAAGAAAACTTGCAGTTCCTCCTGGATTGATCTTTATCGCAGAAAGAATTATCAAGTCTAATTTAAGACCTGGTACTGCTGATAATGATATCAATGCAATGAGAAATATGGGTATGATCCCTGAAGGAGTAGTAGTCAATCAAAGATTTACTAATCCTGATCAATACTTCATATTAACTGATTGTCCAGATGGAATGAAGCACTTCGTTAGATCACCAATCAAAAAAGCTGTTGAAGGCGATTTTGAATCTGGTAATTTAAGATACAAATGCAGAGAAAGATACAGCTTCGGTTTTACAGACTGGAGAGGTGTATACGGATCTGAAGGCGTAGCATAATAACTAATTAATACTAGGCGTAGCAATACGCCTAGTATTTTTAATAACCCAAACGACTGCGAAAGCAGACTATTATAAGGAGATAGACATATGGGAACAACAACATTTTCGGGACCGATAAAAGCGGGAACGGTTAGTCAAACAACTGGCACAAAATTAGGCGAAAGTATTAAAAATACTGGTTTCGTTACTATGGGCCAATCAGTAAAAGTTGATATTATTGGTGCTTCACATTTAAATCAAGTATGTGCAGTAGTTCCAGCAAACTCACAAATAGTTGACGTTATTCTTAATGTAACTACAGTGAATAATGATGGTGCTGCGGCTACTGTTTCAGTAGGAACTGCAGCTGATGCAGATGCATTTATAAATGGACAAAGTGTTAAATCTTTAGGAACTACTCACGGTATTTTAGATACAGAAGCAACTAATGTAGGTACAACTGATTTACAAGTTTTAGCTGACTTTACTGGTACTAATGGTGACGGTACAACTGGCGCAGCAACAGTTACTGTTTTGTATTTACAAAACAATAGTGTTCAAGACGCAGCAGATTTATAATAATAAACTAGAGGGCCTTCGGGCCCTCAAAAAATTATGGAATTTAATTTAGATTTTTTAAAAACTGCTGGTGAAGCTTTATCTTCTTTTGGTAAAAAAGATAAAGATGATGATCGTTTTGATTCCGAAGTGCAAGATCAAACTTCTGAAAAAGATACAACAGAAATAATAAAAACTAAAACAGAAGAAAAAGAACAAAAAGAAGATACTGAAGAAGATTTAGAAAAAAAATTAAAAAATATTGAAAAAGTTATTGATACTTTTAGTGGTAAACCTACTCAACTTCCTTCAAGTACAGATTTAGTAAATAGTAGTTCTAGCAATATTAATGTTAAACCTTTAGATTTAGGTAATATACAAGCTAAAGCTAATTATCAAGAATATTTAAAACCTTCTAATAGACAAGATGACAGAATTGCTTTACTTTATGAAGACTTAAAAAAATATAATTTAATATAGGAGAAAAAAAATGGCAGGATCGGATCTAAATGTTGTAAGTAAAAATAAAGCAGCATTATCTAATGTAGCTTCGAATACTCCAACTA